GGTACTGCTCCTTGAGGCGCTTCTTTTGCCGCTCTGCGTCCATCATCTCGCCTTCGATGCGGCGAAACTTCTCGTGCGGTGTCTCAAGTGGGCAGATGGTACGGAACCAGTGCGGGCTTGTCTCAGGGTAGAGCGTTACAGGCTCGTCTTCTTTCGACTGAAGCTCATCCCAATAGAGGCTTTTAACTTTGCTCATGACTGGTGCTCCTCTGCAAAGGGCTTCCAGTCTTCTGTCGCCACATACCCACGCTCTAGCGTCTGCGCGATCTTCAGAGCGTTCTTAAGAAACTGCTCTTTCATCTCGGCGCGGGCCTTGGCGGTTTGTTCCGGGTTCGGAAACTGCGATGTATCGCGCTGACGCGCCTGGCGATAACGAGAAATCATATCCTCAGTTTCACGAATTAGGGCGTCCCAATATGCTTGCGGCCAGCTTGCGCCATACATCTCAAAACGCGAAATTGGCTCTTGAGCCAATTCGCTCATCCCGTTCTGTGCCGGGTCAAATGCGTGATAAATTTTTCCCATGTCGTGCTCCTTCTATGTGGAGCACTATCGGTTTTCCGATATGGCTTGTCAATCGGTTTTCCGAACTATTTTTCTTTTGTGAGCATTTTCGCAGTCTGAATAAGGTGCTCGCGCTGCTCTGGCGTCATCTTTTCCCATGCTTCAATTATATCTGAGAGGTGAATATCTTTCATATTTGAGGCTACTTTTAAGCCCTTGAGGATTTCTATCGCTTCCAAGACTCGCCTTTCCGTATCAGACCTAAAGTTTCGAGTTTTACCCGTCATGAAGTCAGACATTGTGGCGACGCTCAAATTAGCCTTACGCGCCACAGCCGTTTGCCCCACCGACCGGATTAGGTCGCGCAGCCTATCAGAAGAAGAATCGTTTTCCATGTTTTTTTTCGTAGCTCAGTCTTTGTTTTAGACAATTATGGAAAACCGATATGATGCAGTGTTGACAAATATCGGAAAACCGATATTTAAGGAGGATGTCACACGAAATCATCAAACAGGCGCGTGCGGGGATAGAGGCTAAAAGCTACTCTATCACAGACCTTGCGCGAGAGGCAGGTATTCCGCAGGCGACGCTTTCGGACATGCTGCAAGAGGGCTGGGGTAAGCGGGTTTTTCAGGCTTGTGAGCGCTTGGAACGTCTCAAGGTTGGAATGCGCGTCATTGACCGCCAGAAAGAACGGGCGGGCTAAACATGGCAGGGCGAAAATCTCCTGAACATAACATTCAAGTCGCGATCTGCGATGTGCTGACCTATGGCCTGCCGAAGGGTGCAATCTTCTGGGCAGTGCCGAATGGCGGCAGCCGCTCCAAGTTCACCACGAAGAACGGGCGCACCTTCAGCCTTGAGGCAAAGCGGCTCAAAGACGAGGGCGTCAAGCCTGGCGTCTCTGATCTGATGATCCTCTGCGAGGGGCGTCTGCTCTGTCTGGAAGTGAAGACAGAGAGGGGGCGTCAAAGCCCTGCGCAGAAAGAGTGGGAACAAGAGGTCACCGCCGCAGGCGGGCTCTACAAAGTCGTGCGCTCGACTGATGAGGTGCGCGAATTTCTCACAATGGTGATTCCGACATTCAAGGCGCGGCTCGGCAAGGGCAGCGGCCAGGAGAACGATATTGACGCTTGGCTGAAAGGCGAAGCGTCCAACGAGGCAAAGGGTGGACGCCGCAAAAATAAGGCCGCTTAGGCCGAATATTGCGGGGCAACCTCCTTCTTTCCGTCCACCCGTGCCCCTCCCGGCACTGCAAGGAAAGAGGAAATTGAAGAGAAGGAGACCCAAATGGGGCTTCAAATTGTAACCGCTGACCAAAGAATGGCAGAGCACAGGACCGCTAATATCCTGCTTCTCGGCCCGTCCGGTGTCGGCAAGACGAGCCTACTGCGAACCCTTCGCAACAGTGCAAGTTGCTTGTTCCTCGACTTCGAGGCGGGTGATTTGGCTGTGCAAGACGTTGCAGTGGATCAACTGCGTCCGCAGACATGGCCTGAGTGCCGTGATCTGGCTTGCTTCCTGGCAGGCCCGGACATGAACCTTCCGGCTGATGCGGTCTATGGTGAAGAGCACTATAACCACGTCTGCGAAAAGTATGGCGGTCAGAATGCGCTCGATAAGTATGACACGTACTTTATCGACTCCATCACGGTCGCGGGCCGGATCTGCTTCAAGTGGTGCGAACAGCAGCCAGAAGCTCACAACAAGGCGGGCGAGAAAGACCTTCGCGGCGCTTATGGTGAGCATGGACGGCAAATGATCCAATGGATCAGCCGCTTGCAACACACTCGCAACAAGAATGTCATTTTCGTTTGTCTGCTTGACTCCAAAGAGGATGATTTCGGTCGCACGTTCTGGGCTCCTCAGATTGAGGGCTCCAAGACCGGGCGCGAGATGCCGGGGATTGTTGATGAGGTCATTACCATGACCATCCTTCGCCCTGACGATGGTGAGCCCTACCGGGCTTTCGTCTGCCACCCTGAAAACGAGTGGAGCTATCCCGCTAAAGACCGCTCTGGGCGTCTCGAAATGATCGAGAAGCCAGACCTGGGCGCACTTATCGAAAAACTCACAGGCTCCAAGGTGGGCCAGAAAGAAGCTGCATAATGTTAGATTTCAACAACGTAAAACCAAGCGAAAAAGCCTCAACTGACTTTGAGCTTATCCCTGACGGCACAATTGCGCCTGTCGTGTTCAATATCCAGAAAATTGCCCCCACCGCCGCTGGCGACAAACAGGGCATGTCCGTCGAATTTACAATTCTTGAGGGGCCATATGCGCGCCGCAAGTTTTGGGGCTGGATGGGCATCTCTGGCAGCGAGCAAATGGTTGATATCACCATGCGCACGGTTCGGGAGATGCTTGAAAGCGCTTACGGGTTCTCAAAGACCGACGAAAGCCCTGAAGCCTTGGCGGCGCGCACCGTCGAAGATTGGCAAGACCTTGCAGGCTTGGAGTTCCTGGCCTGCATTGGGATTGAAAAAGGCACCAATGGCTACTCAGACAAAAACAAACTGAAATATGCCGTTGCGCCGACAAGCCCTGACTATACAGGCTTCACGCCTGCCAAGGTCAAGGCGTCGGCTCCTAGTGCGCCTGCGCAGGCCGCACAGTCTAACGGGAGCCGTCCAGCATGGGCGTAGATCCTGACCAACTCTGCATTGAGAGTGCAGCGGCGGCAATTGCTCCGGTATTAAAGTCTTTAGGCGTCCAACCATCAAAGACTCAACGCCAGAATGTTGCCACCGCCGCTGTGCTCGGATGGCTTCAGAAACGCCCCCCCGCGTGGTCACACGATAGGTTAGTTGCTCATACGGGCACGCCTGACGCTTATACCATCGGCTTTGCAGAAACAATTCTCCCGGCGCTTGCGTCGGGGGAACACCCTTTCGAAAAACCCGTGACCGAGTGGAGCAAAGAGCAAATGGCGCTCTTTCTCGCAGAAGCGTTTGAGCTGATTGAAGATCAGCGCGTTGCCACTCTGGAGCGGGATGAAACCATCCCTTTCTAGGAGGCATCCGGGGCACATGCTGGATTTCAATCCTTCAGCGTTTAAGCGCTCAAAAGCTGTCAAAGACATTGAGGCAGCGATTGACCTTGCTCTAAAGCGGAAAGCTCTAGGCCAGTCGCGTCGTGACTATCTCGGCGCGTCTGGCATTGGTTCCCTTTGCGAGCGGCGCACGCAATACGAATATCTTAAACAGCCATATGATGCGGATTACGAACCAAATCCGCAGACACAGCGCATATTCGCGCGCGGTCACATTGCCGAAGAAATGGCAATAGAATGGCTCCGCGAGGCGGGCTATCGCCTCAAGACAGAAAACGACAAGGGCAAGCAATTTCGCTTCCAGACCGCTAACGGCAAGTTTGCCGGACACTGCGACGGAATCCTGATGCAAGGCCCTGGCCTGGAAACGCCCTGCATTTGGGAACATAAAGCCATTGGCAACAAGTCATGGCAGACGATCAACCGCCAAGGCGTCATCAAGTCCAAGCCTGAATATGCCGACCAGATCGCAATCTATCAAGCTTACTTTGATCTAACCGCGCCGGCTCTGTTCCAAGCGACCAATATGGACACGATGGAGCTCTATTTTGAGCTTGTGCCGTTCAACAAGAAACGCGCGCAAGCTGCTTCTGACCGCGCTGTCAGCATTATTCAGGATAGCGAAGCGGGCGCTTTGCGACCGCGTGTCAGTGATGACCCGGACTATTGGCTGTGCAGCAACAAGACAGGCAAGTGTCCTTTCTGGAGGTCTTGCCATGCCTCTTGATTTCAATCCTCCTAATCTCCGCGTTGTCGGCAAAAACGATAATCGCAAGGAACGCATTCGCGAGGCGGTGCATCAGCAAATTGACGCTTTCGTCAAGTTCCTGCTTCCAAACGCCAAGCCGCAAGGCAATGGTTACCGTGTCGGCGACATTCACGGCGCTCATGGTGCTTCCCTTAGCATCACAACTAAGGGTAACGGTATCGGGCGATGGTATGACCATGCAGACGCCCCGCAAGGTGACATCTTTACGCTTTGGGCCGAGATCAACAATCTCAGCGTTGACCGCGAGTTCTCAACTGTTCTCGATCAAATGGAAGGATGGCTAGGCGGTAAGGTGACAACCTCCGACCGCGTGCGTCATGAAAGCGCCAAAGCGCAGCCACGTCCCAAGGCAAAGGTCAAGATTGGCGAAGAGTCTTACCCTTATCTTAGCCTCACGGGCGAGCCTATCGTAACGGTTCACAAGTATCTCTATGAGGGCAATAAGAAAGAGTTCCGCATGTACCGTCACTCTGACGGGCAGTGGAAAGCGCCAGACGTGCGCCCGCTCTACAATCTGCCCGGTATCGCAAAAGCCGATACAGTCATCTTTGTTGAAGGCGAGAAGTGCGCACAGGCGCTCATAGAGCAGGGCTTCGCCGCGACTTGCATCATGGGCGGCGCAAAGGCTCCGCTAGAGAAAAACGATTGGTCACCCCTCGCAGCCAAGCAGATCGTTATATGGCCTGACAATGACGAACCGGGTTTTGGGCTTGCAGGGCGGGTTAAGAACGTTCTCAACAGCCTTGCAGGCGCGATCCGCGTTGTGGACATTCCGCACGGCAAGCCCGAAGGGTGGGACGTTGCAGACGCTATCGGGGCAGGCGAGGACGTTACGGCGTATCTCGGCACTGCCAAGCGCAAGACCCTGCCAATCCTGTCAGTCGCAGACCTTGCGAGCCTTGAGCCGCCCGAGTGGCTTATTGATGGATTGCTGGTCAAAGGTGGGCTCTCAACGCTCTTCGCCCCTGCCGAGACGTTCAAGAGCTTCATTGCGCTAGATATGGCGCTCTCGATCTCCGCAGGCCAATCCTGGCGGGGCAAGGAAACCATTTCAGGCCCGGTTGTGTATCTTATCGGCGAAGGCGTCGCGGGCTGGCCCGCGCGCGTCTTTACCTGGCTGAAGCATCGCCATGAAGGTCAGACACCAGACTTCTACACGGTCCCAACCGCTATTCAGATGAATGAGACCGAAGACGCACAAGCGCTCATAGACCTTGTTCTGAGCGTCTGTGAAGCACCGTCCATGATTGTTGTCGATACGCTGGCGCGTAACTTTGGCGGCGGTGACGAGAACAGCACACAGGACATGAACGCCTTTGTGCGCTCCGTCGATCGTATCCGCGAAGCGACGGGCGCGCATGTCATGCTCGTACATCATACGGGCAAGGATATGGAAAAGGGCGGGCGTGGTTCGTCGGTCCTGCGGGCGGCTCTTGATACCGAAATGCAGTGCTTCCGGGATGACCCGGACGGCTACGATGTGACCCTGAAAATCACCAAGCAAAAAGACATCGAAAAGGCAGAGCCAATTCATTTCGAAATGGTGAAATCAGAAGCTGTTCATCCGTCTACAGGTGAGGTCATTTTTAGCCTCATTCCGGTGCTTCGTGAAGCGTCAGAAATCGCTGCAAAGCCGATCAAACTCGCGAAGAAAGACAAGGATATTGCCAATTACCTTTGGGAAAATGGGTCACATACGACGAAACAGCTAGGGGAAATATTTCCCCATTCTGAGAGCAATCTTAAAAGAATCCTCTACAAATTGCGGGATGCAGGGGAAATATCTTCCCTTGCTGACGGGAAGCATACGCGTTGGGAGTTCGTGGGGTCCAAACATGACGCGTCATAAAAATCCAACTCAACAAAATCAACAGTTTGAGACTGTTTTTGTGACGGGTGTGACGCGTCACACGTTACCCGGACATAACGCGTCACACGTCACTCCTCCCCGTAGGGGGAGTGACGGGTGGCGTGTCACGCGTTTCGAACGAAAAAATTTTTCTCTCACATGAAAGGGCACTATCATGAAAAGTAAGACGCAGATCATTTTCTCACTTTGGAAAAACGGAAGCTCGATCCAGGAGATCTCAAAGCTTCTCGATGTGCCGACGAAACACGTTTACAATGCGATCCGCACCGCGCCGGATGTGAAGCATGCGCAGAAGCGTAGGAAGTCGCAGAAGCTTCCTGAGTTGGTGCAGCCAATCGGGCACTTGCACAATCCATACTCAAAATGGGAAGCCAAGCATAAGCCGCCTATCGGCAAGTGCGTTGCGTGGGTCGTGGAGAACGGCAAGGCGAAGCAGTGCGGCAAGCCTGCGAAGCGGCAGCTTTGTTCTGACTGCCAGCACAAGACGCTGCCGGTCGGAAACACTCTAGGGCGGAGGGTGTACGGATGAGGGTTCACGGCAGACCGACTGACTCCGAAGCTTACATTATGAAGCGCAAGCGGTTGCGCCTTGCACGGGAGATTATCTCCGAAGGCGGGTGTCTTGCAGACTATGCGCGGGCGCTAGGCATCTCGGTTCCTGGTGTCATTCAATATCTTGAAAAGCACTCGCCCTGCACACGGCGGGCACTGGCGGACAACAATCGCGGACGGTCCATGCATCCGATTAGGGTTTTGGAGCGTCTGCGGGTGATTGCGAAGTCTCGCTCTCAGCACCAGGCGGCGAAGAAGTTAGGGCTCTCGCCTTCGCGGATTTGCCTTTTCATCAAACACTACGCCCCTGACGGCATCGAAGACGCTCTTGAGCTTTACGAAAGCCTATACGGCGTCCCGTTGCTCGATTCCGCCAATCAACAGGAGGCAGCAGCATGAACAAGCTGAAGCTTCTCGATCTTTTCTCAGGCATAGGCGGCTTTTCGCTTGGCCTTGAGAGAACAGGCGGATTTGAAACCGTCGCATTTTGTGAAATCGAAGAGTTCCCCCGAAAGGTTCTCGCTAAACACTGGCCGGAGGTGCCTCAATATGAAGACATCAGAGACCTTACCGCTTCCAGGCTTGCCGCAGATGGACTGCACGGCATTGAAGCGATCAGCGCAGGATTCCCTTGTCAGGACATTAGCGCGGCGGGGAAAAAAGCGGGAGCTGAGGGCGAGCGCTCCGGCCTTTGGCATGAAATTGTCCGACTTGTTAGCGAGTTACAGCCGAGTGTCATCATCCTGGAAAACTCAGCAGAGCTGCTTAATCGAGGGCTTGGCGACATTCTCGGAGAATTGGCCTCGAGGGGGTATGACGCAGAGTGGCAATGCATATCAGCAGCAAGCCTTGGAGCGCCACATGGTCGGGATAGGATATGGATTGTTGCATACCCCAACAAAGGCAGCCAATCAGGCGTCACCAGACCTTTTGAAGCGGAAGGCGGGTCGTCTTCTCGCGGCGATGTATGTTCCGACACCGAATGCGGGCTCGAGCCATTGGGGCGGGTCATGGAGAGAGCTGGGCGGCTCTGGCAATCCCCTTCGTGGGACGGAATTTGGGAATTTGAAAATTCACCCTTGGGAATGGGAGTGGATGATGGGCTACCCGCGCGATTGGACCGCCTGCGAGCTTTAGGCAACAGCGTCGTCCCCCAAATCCCCGAGCTAATCGGCAACGCATACCTTGAAAGCATTGGATGGAGGGCAGCAGCATGAGCCAAACTGTAAAACTGCAACGCTGCTACACGACGCGCCGAAACGATCCTGATAATTCCCTCTGGGTGCAGGAAGAAGCCGAACGTCT